TTACTTTAAAATCTGGTAAATAGCTTACGCATCCTCTTTTTATTCCATTAAACCAAAACGTATCCGGTTCGTGTTCCCATTTTGATATCTCATTGTTTTTAAGAAGAAATTCTAAATACCTTGCGTAGTTTGCTTCCCATCTGCTTCGATAGTATTTTTTAATCCCTCCTATCTCCCTCCATCCGCCTTTCCATGATGCTTTTCTTGGCGAAACATAATTTCCATTTTGTATCTTGGTTTCTATCATTTTTTTAGTAATCAAAAACCTTTTATCGGCATCACTGTTAATCAATTGGTGTGATATTTTTGATTTTTGGCTTATAATTTCTTTTGTTTTTGCAGAATGTTTTTTATTAAGCATTCCTTTGGGATGATTGTTATTCCATTTAGGTTTACAAAAATTGTATCCTTTTATCGATTTTTTCTTTCTTTTAATATTAGTTAGACCCAATAAAGACGCTTTTCTGCAGATAAAATTTTTTGTTCTGCCCATTATTTCTGCCAATTCATTTAGTTTGCCATCTAAGCAATACTTTTCGTAATTTTCAAAAAGAAACAAAAAGTCTTGTTTCGAAAATAAATTCATTTTTTTTAAAACACCAATTTTTTCTAATCTTTCGTAAACAGATTGTCCGCAAATGTCAAACTCTTCACCAACTTTCCATATATTTTTATGCTTTTGGTAAGATTCAATAAGCTCTTCATCAGAAACTTTTCGTTTTCTCATTGCAATTTCTTTGCTTTCTTGTCTTTTCTTTGATGCCGGTAGCAATAACTTGGGAAGCCATTTGGCTTAGTGTTCTGTTTGATTTTACCGCCAATTCCATTAATTGCGCTTTGGTTTCAAGGGAAACAGTGCAGCAGATTTGTACTGATTTAGGTGTTAAGTCCATAATTAAAGTAATTTTTTGCAATTATACTTAATTATTTCCTTTTCACAAAGTTTTTATGCTGAAATAATAAACTTTACCGGGTTTTTTGTTCTTTGCAACAAAATCATTGAGATTTTCAAATACAGACCTTACCTCTTTGCTGTCTTTGTAAACTCTGGTCTGCAGTATTTTGGCGCTTTTGCCATTGCTTTCGATTAACTTGACTGTTCCAGGCATTATCTTGACTTTTTCATTACTTGCAATTTAGGGGCTTTTTTAGGCAGTTTCTTGCCTTTTGAAGCTTTATCCCATTCCGATACATTTACGCCCTGCATTTCCAATTTTGCCCTATTAGCGTGGAAGTATTTGCGCTGGGCTTCACTTTTATACGGCATTTCCAAAACATTTCCACCAAATTACCAAAACAAAGCCATCTTAACCACAAAAAAATTCCCAAAAATTTTCAACCCCCACCCAAAAAAATTACGGCCGGCATCTCCATCAACACATTCCAAAGACACCCTATAGTGATTTTTCGCTTTGCAAATTTTGGGCTTTAACATTTCTTTAACTGGGGGGGTGCGTTTTTAGGAAAAAATTAACATATTACAATTTCTTGCCATTCCTTGCGTGTGGCGTGGGCTTCGGGCTGTTTTTTGGTGGGCTGTTTGACTGTTGGCGTGGTGTGGTGGTGGGTGTGTTCACTTGTTATTGTTTATGGTGGGGGGGGGTTGGTGGTTAACTTCTATTTTCTTGGTAGAACTAACAGAAACAAGGCAAATTTGGCAGATAATATTTTAGTAGGGCGTTTATACTGTTTTTCAATTTGAAGAGAAATTTGGGGCTTATATTGAGAAAGTTAAAAAAGTAATATCATTTCGTTGGTTTTAACAATGTAATACAAATTACAACTATTGTTGTATTAATACAACTTTTGTTGTTATTTTTGGCATTTTTTCAACAACTTTTGTTGTTTTATACAACTTTTGTTGTAGCTTTGAATTATGGAAAAAACATCAAGGCAAATAGGGTACATAAAACCAAAAAACGCAGAAATTAATTCAAACGCAAAAGAACAAGATATAGCAGATTGGATAAATACTCACAACAAGTTTAAATGGTCTAAAATGTGCCTTGAAATTGGCATAGACAAAGGGAACTTTCAAAGAATGTTAAAAAAGGGGAAAATAACACTATCGGATGAGAAAATTAAGCAAATAAAGCTATCTATAGGCGAATATGGATGGAAATAAAAATGCCCGTCTTTCCGGGCTGTCATCAGGCACTTCCATGATAGCCAGTCACTCAGTACTGGAGGCAATCGAAGGTTGTAGTCAGGACAGGATTCCGCCACCTGACTATTTATGCAAATATAATTAAATTAAGTACAGGTAGGCCAGTTTGCGCCCATGATTTCCGAATCATTGTCAACATCCCACCCTTTTCCGTTCATTGGGTTGCCGTAGATTTTTATGTCGTCTGACCAAAAGTGTTTTACTTCTCCTCCATTCATCCGGCAAACCCAGACCGTATTTGTATTTACCCCATAATCTATTAAAAAAATAGCTTCTCCATCTCCTAATGGTGTTTTAACGTCTATGGTTGGATTTAATTGATGTATCATTTGCCGTAGGTTTGGGTGTAGTATTCCTCTGCATCTTGCTCATATTCTGGTTCAATTTGACCTTTAGGGAAAGATTGCCCGATATATTTTCCTCTATCCCAAGCACGTTTCTTTTGACGCTTATCCATTTCTTTGGCTTTGGCAACTGATTCAGCTATCTTATCCCATTTAGTTGAATCTAATTCAATGATAACGTCTAATTTATCAAATAACCACTCCACCGCCGTCTGTTGTGCCATGTTATAATATAATTTGGTAAAGTATAAAAAAAATAATAGCAAATAAAAATAAAACCTTCGACGCAATTTTTAAATTAAGCAAAAACTCTTTGAAGAAATCTAATTTATATATATAGCACATACCAATAGTAGTTAATAACGAAGCCAACAACAAAATAAGTATAAATATAAGCACTATTACTGCACTTATTTCTAAAATAGAATGTGCCATGTTATTCTGGTTTATAGGTTTCTTTATAATAGTGTTCTACTATTTCTCTAACTGTTACTTCCTTTCCCATAGAATCTACCCATGCAAACATACCATCAATAGTTTCAGTAGAGTAGTGTTTTATAACCCAATGTAGAAACAACCCATGCTGCCGAAATTCCTTTTCTTTGGCTTGTTGAATAATATCTATTGGTATTAAACCAATAAAATCTTCTACTTGGTCTACTAACCACTCCACCGCTGTCTGTTGTGCCAACTGTTCGGAATTTCCGAATTTCTCATCTTTATAAAATCCCAATCCAACTACTTCTTCCCATAATTGTTTCATAGTAGTTCGTATGGCTTCTTTATGTGGTTCTTCTAAAAGCCCAAAATCATGTCTATATCTCATAGCCATAGAATCAATTAACTTCGGGTCAGGTGTCTGTTGTGCCATGTTATTTCTGTTTTAGTTTATGTTCATCGCAAGTATCTGAAAATACTCTTAGGGTTTCCCATGGACTAACATCAATTCCTTGTTGGTGTTGGTTTTCATAAGTAGGAGAATAACAATGATTGTGAGTAAGATTTCCTATCTTAAATGATACACCCTTATATATGCAATTCCAGCATTTTTTAACTGTCTGTTGTGCCATGTTTAATCTTTTAGAAGTTCTTTAAGTTGTTCATATCTATCTCTTTCTTCGTTTGTAAAACTATCAATGTGTCTCATTAACATTCTACCAAATTCTTGTTGAAGTTCCCATTTCGGGTCTTGTTTAAACTTTTCAATTAGCTTTTGCATATATTGTTCCATTTCTTCTTCTGTCTGTTGTGCCATGTTATTTAAGTTTTAGTTTTTCAATCTCCCGTTCAATATACCACTTCGCTTTCTCTAAATCCTCAATCGGATTATCGGTCTTGCGCCCTGCCCTTGCAACATACTTGATTACATTACCGAGTGAGAAGTTCAATCCCCACGCTTCGATTACGTTAATGGCTTCGTAGGTGCCGGAGTGGTAGTAGGGTTCGGGTTGGGTATGTTGTGCTTGGCAATAATAACACGGAACTTCACCTCTTCCAGTAAAATTATTCAATACTCCACTTCCGCCACAATATCTGCAATCTGCCATTACTTATTCGTTCTAAACTGATAATGATACAATTCCTTCTCAATCTTCACCTCTGTCTGCAAAACCTTTGCATTGTGCATCGCAGTAGCGTACAGGTAATCTTCCCCAATCTTAATGTCCTGGAATGGGAACTTAACCGCAATCTCCCTGCGCACAGGTACAATGTGGTTAGGATAGCGATAATAAGCACCGTCTTTGGCCTCATAGCCGTATTCCCTGCTTATGTACCACTTCCTCTCATCCTTGCCGTTGGTGGTCATTATTCCATTGAATACGATAACATCGGGATCCTGCTTTGCTGCTTCGAGAATGTCAGCGATGTAGGTCGGTGCGATCATGTCATCGTCATCAATGAATACGATGTACTTCCCCGTTGACTTGCCTATGAGATAGTTCCGTTTGCGCCCGGTGGACATAGCACCATTATCCGATTCTACAATGATTTCAACCTCATCGGTTAGCTGATTAGATAACCGTGCTTTCTGCTGCACTAATTCCTGCAATAGTCGGGTGAGATAACCCTCACGGCCTTGGATAGTGCAGATTAATACACTTAATGTCATACATTCTCATTTGGGAATCCTGCGGCGGACCGCTTAATGTAGGTTTGCTCGTCAATGTGGTAATAACCCTGCGTATGCCGTAACTGCGCATCAATCGGCTCACCAGTCCATGCAGGGTGGTAATGGTCGAAAATGCGCTCCGGCACATACTTCCACTTACCCAACTTCTTCGCCACATCCATAGCCTCATTATCGCACCATAAAGAGAAGTATTGCGGATGGTAGATATACCCGAATCTTTCATAGTAAGTCCTACCCATTATGCTCATTGTTGGCAGTAGGTGATTTACCCTGCCATCGGGGAAGTGGATGAATTGGTCAAGGTTGTCAGCGAAGGCATTAATGATTTTGATGTCATAACCTGGTACAAGGAATCGCATATCGTCCGACATATTCACCACTATATCACCCTTCCATGCATGCATGCCCCGATTGATAGCGTGTACCTTACTTTCACTCTTACCATGTGTGAAGTAGATATTAGGATCCCTTTGCAGTTCGAGGTAATGGGTAGAGTTCAGCGTTACATCATCATCATCATCTACCGTTATGCCTATTGAGTAATCTGCTTTGTGTGAATATGCCTTAATGGTGGCAATGGCAGCAGTCATTTTTGTTGGCCGGCTGCGTGTGGCGAAGTTGTAGTGTATTTTCATGTTTTCGGTTCGGTTTATACAAAGGTGGCAAAAACTTTTGGTAAAGTCCATCTGCAACCTACACTTTAGTTTTCCACACCCGGTACAAAGTTTCTCAATCGGCAATGGGTGCGCTATTTGGGTCGGGAATGATTTGGATAATGGTTTGGACCGGTTGCTGTATGTCGGCTTCCACTTTTGTCGGGATGAGTTTCGATGCCAGGCGGTAGAATTCGGTCGGGTTTGTCTTTGCCCATGCGGTCAGGTTGTGTTGGTCATCTTCCTGCAATAAATCGAAAGCGGTAGCGAAATGCTCCCGTATAGATTTGGTAACCTTGTTGGGGGTTCCTTTGGGTCTACCATTCGGGTTGTTAGTATGTCCTTTCTTTGGCACGTTGTACTTACTTGTTGTTTACAAAGTTACCCATAACCACCCGAAAGTACCAAATTTGCACAAAGTTGCACCATATTTGCAGTAAAAACCTTCATAACTCATTGATTATCAGCCAAAGTTGCAAATTTGCAGTATTTTTGCACCCCACGTATATCTCTATTACTAATAGCATATTAGCATATAAAGAGATATAAATTATTATTAACTGAAATTTGCGCAAAAGTGCAAATTTGCCACCATACGCTATGATTATCAATGGTTTGCATATTTGCAGTGGGTGCAATTATTGCAAATTTGACTGCAATTTTGGGCAAAATTCATGCACTTTGTTGGGTAAAATTTATATCCGATATGATATAATGGTTCTGCCTATGGTAGATTTTATACCCTTAAACGTATAAAAAAACCCCTCGTTTGAGGGGTGTGATGCAGGTCGCAACTGCAGCATTGGCCGATAATGAAATCAGAACAAAGTTACATCTTTTCATAAACTCCATGTGCGATTCGCTTAAACATTCGCTGAAAATCTTGCCTTCGCATGGCATCCACAAATCTCCGGGGTTTGATATTTAACCTGGTGCAAAGTGCCTCCATTTCCTTCGTGGTAAACTTCGCCGGAAGATTATCAACAAGTAATCGGAGATCAGTAGGAAGGCCGGATTCATTTTCCTCATAGATAC